AATTATATCCATCGTAATGTTGTTAAGAGGGCTGTAATGACAGACCCATATGGTGTCACTCTATTTGGTATTCGACGGTACTGTAAGAGTGAAGGTCATCTTGATTGGGTTACTAAAGATAAGATTGCTGGAGCTGTAATGGAACTAGCATCCTTCATTGACAAAGCCCTTAAGGGAACTTTAGTAGAACCCAACAAGGGTAAGGTATGGCTTAAGGTTGTATCAGATATGTCTTCTGAATTATCTAAGAACATGGAATGGACTACGCCGTGTGGTTTCCATGTGGTACATCAATACTATGAGATCATATCAAGACGATCTGTTACTAAGTTATTCAACATGAAAGAGTTATACTTTGGGTATCCCGACAGGGATTCTATTGACCCAAGACAAGTAAACCTAGCAATCAGTCCTAATTATATACACTCATTAGATGCAAGTCATATGTGGTGTACGATGAGAAGGATGACGTTAGTTGGTATCTCCTCATTCAGTATGGTGCATGATAGTTATGGATGTCATGCCCCTTATGTATCTCTTATGAGAGAGTTTACTAAAGAAGAGTTCCATACTATGCATAAACTACCTTTATTAGAGATGCTTAGGAAAGAATTAGAATCTATTCTCAAGGTTCCGTTACCTGAGATACCACAACAAGGTGAGTTTAACATTAACAAAGTGTTAGAAGCGGAGTACTTATTCCAATGAGTAAAAAAATGTATCGTATTGCATCTGAAGGGGATATGGAAGATGTTCTTAAGGTATTTATTACCCTTAGTAAAAGTAAGGTTAAGCAGAAGACCATAAACATACAAGTACCAACAGATAAATTCAGTGACATTATATTGTTTAATGTCAACAGGGCTTTTAGACAATATGATCTAGGAGACCCTACAAATTACCATGTTCATATTTTTGTAGAGAAAGGAAACGATGAGCAAAGTATTGATTATAGGTGATACACATTTTCCAGCGTGTCATTCACAGTATCTTAAGTTTGTACAAGGTATTTATAAAAAGTATTCTTGTAACAGTGTTGTTCATATTGGAGATGTTGTAGACCACCATGCTATATCCTTCCATAAAAAACACCCTGATGCACAAGATGCTACTGCTGAGTATAAGAAAGCTGTGTTAGATATAGCTAAATGGTACAGTGTATTCCCTAAACTTAGGGTATGCATTGGAAACCATGACGAACGAGTGTATCGTTTGAATGCTGATGTTGGTATTCCCTCGTTCTATATCAAAGGATACTCGGAAGTCTATGGTACTAAAGGATGGACATGGGACTACAGTTTTATTATTGATGGCGTGTACTACACACATGGTACTGGTAGTGGTGGTTTAAACCCAAGCTTTAACCAAGCAAAGTCAAGAGCAATCTCTTGTGTAATGGGTCATCACCACAGCATAGCTGGTATCAACTGGTTGGTTGGACCAACCACAAGATACTTTGGTATGGATATAGGTTGTGGCGTAAACAACAACCACTTAGGATTTAGTTATGGTAAGAACCACCTTAAGAAACCAGTGGTATCATGTGGTGTAGTGATAGATGGCAAGCATCCCTACCTAGAAGTTATGGATCTATGAAAAAAATTAAAGACACAATTGTTAAAAAGGAATCCTTCTTAAAGGATATAATACTACCATACAAGATACCACAACTAGTAAAGATTTTGTGGGTAGATGCTTATACCATAGGAGGAGAAGAGTGGCTTGATAAAGATAAGGCAAAGCTTTATGCTAAAGAACCACTACCCTATATGATAACAGTTGGCTTTGTACTTTATATGGATTCAGATCAAGTATCTATAACTAATACAGTAGGTCCAGGAGAAACAGCACAAGTTAATAAGATACCCAAGCGTATGGTTATCAGTATGGAAACGCTCCACTAAAGTTGGGGCTAAAGAAGATTCAATTTATTCACCCCGTTTAAGAAAGAACAAATGAAAGCTAAGAAACCAGTAAAGAAATCAGCTAAGAAACCAGCCGCTAAGAAGGCTATGAAGCCAATGTATGGGAAGGGAGGTTATTAATGGAAATGGAATCTAATGTAAACCCAAATACACTTGCTCCTGAGCAAGTACCAGCTGTCCGTAGCGACAGTGTATGCAATTACCTAGGTAATTTAGCAGGTGTTCTCAGTTCAATTGTGGTTGATATCAATGCACAAATTGCATCTATCAAACGCATCTCGCAAACTACACAAGAAGAAGGAGTCAGCAATGACAACAGCCAAGAAGCCTAATCGAATCTCACAGTTTACAACAATGACATTAGAAACTAAGTGGAGTAATCTACTTAAGCCTGATGTTGCATTTGGAGAAAGTAGTGCTAATCACAACATCACTGTTGTTGTTGATGCAGAGTTACAAAAAACTTTAGATACTATTCTAAAGACGAGTGGTGCTAAGAAGATCAATGGTTTAAGGGAGGTTGATAATGTTGTTACGTTTAAAGCTAAGTCTAAAGTCCATGTGGATTCAGGTAAGTTTCCTTGTGTTGACTCTTTGGGTCAACCTACTGACATCGTCCCATTCGGTGGTGACAAGGTTCGTCTCAAGCTTGCGCCGATGGTTCTGACTAGAGATAATTCCTTATCTATCTACTTGAATGGTATTCAGGTTGTGGAAAAGAATACTACCTTCACTAAGGGTAGTGACTTTGCTGCAGTAGAGGGTGGCTTTGTTGGGCAATCAACAAAGAAGGATGATCTAACAGATCAAGCTGACAGTGACCTCCCCTACTAAGAAAGTCTTGGAGTGGCAGTTCAATATTAATCCAGTAGCTGCAAGCAGACCACGGGTATCAAGGTGGGGTGCATTCTATGTAGGAACATATAAAGTGTTCCGTGAGATTGCTGCTGAGGCTGTATGGAATACCATTGGAAATGGGTTCGTACCTCTCAGTAATTCCTTATCAGTTTCTATAGAGTTATATATAAAACGACCTAAGAAGACTGATAAGGAATACCCTAGACCAGATATTGATAACTTTGCCAAGGCAATTTTAGATACTATGAATGGTAAGATATGGGAAGATGATACTCAAATCATCAGCCTGTATGTAACTAAACAGTGGGCTGAAAAAGATTCAGAGGGATACTTTATATTGTCAGTTAGTAATTAATGGTAGGGGAAACACAAGAAATTCTCTTGTGTTTCCCTTACTTTTTTCTTTAAGGAGCTACATGAAGAATGCAAATGGTAAGGGCGATAGCTATCGCAAGGTAGATCAAAAGCAATACGATAAGAACTATGCTAAAGCGTTTAAGAAAAAGAAAGCTAACGACACTACAGTGTCGCAACTATCCTTTGCTATATGGCTTGAGTATATTATAGCAGCCATCTCAGCAATGCAAACTAAGAAGGTTGTTAAAAAAGGTATAGCACAAGCAAAGAAAGGTAAGTTTAGTAAGACTCCACCAAAGATCAAACCAATAAAAAAGAAGAAATAAAATGAATAAGCAACCAATCGGTATATGGGTAACAGGTAAGTGGGGCAAACATGGTTGGTTAGAAGAATCAACAGGTATTCCTACATCTTTTAAATCTTTAGTAGATGCTAAGGATTGGATCCGAGTAAACGCTGTTCATAAGGAGTATTATGAACCCAAAATTTTACCAAAAAAACTTAAGGAGGATATTGAATGGATATAAAAGAATCAACATTCCTACGTAAGGATGCGTGTCCCAAGTGTCAAGCTATGGGTCGAGATAATTCAGGGGATAACTTAGGGGTCTATGATGACCACGTCCACTGCTTTAGTTGCGGATATCATAAAGGAGATTATGTGATAGAAGATACAACCGTTAACGTTAAAACGTTTTCACCTATCATTGGTACAGTTTGCGAAGTATCCGATAGGCTACTCACTGAAAAAGTATGTAGACTGTATGGGTATCAGACAGCTAAGATCAATGGAAAGATAGTTCAGATTGCTAACTACTATAAGGATAATACTTTAGTAGGTCAACATCTACGGGGTCCCGATAAGCAGTTTGCTTGGAAGGGATCAGCCAAAGGTGTTGAATTGTTTGGTCAGAATCTATGGAAGTCTACAGGTGGTAAACGTCTCATAATTACCGAAGGGGAGATCGATTGCATGACCGTCAATCAATCACTCGGTGGTACATGGGCTGTGGTATCGTTGCCTAATGGTGCAACATCCGCAGTCAAAGCTATTAAGGATAACCTTGAGTTCATCAATGGTTATCCTGAGGTTATCTTATGCTTTGATATGGATACAGCAGGACAAGATGCAGCTAAGGCTGTTGCTGACATCTTATCAAGTGGACGTTGTAAGATTGCTAAGCTTCCGTACAAGGATGCCAACGAATGCTTGATGAACAATCAATCCAAAGCATTGGTCAATGCCTTATGGGAAGCACAAGCTTACTCACCCGATGAAATTCTCCACGTCAGTAAGATTGCAAATGACTCACAAGATATGGAAGATGTAAAGGTTTATCCCTTTCCCTACGATAAGCTCAGTGAGTTCCTCATTGGTCAGCGTAGTGGTGAGATCACCCTATGGGCATCTGGCACAGGCTCTGGTAAGTCTACGATCTTAAGAGAACTCATCATCAATCATCTTGTTGATGGTCGCAGTGTTGGTTGTATTATGCTTGAGGAATCCCCTCAGGAAACAATGGATGATCTTATATCGCTGTTGTTAAACAAACCAGTACGGGCTATTAGAGCTTCACGTATGATGAATGCTTTACAAGTAAAGATGGGTCGCAATACTATCAATGTGAATATGCTTGATGACCTGAGTGAGGATGAGTATGCAGAGGCACGTACTAGATTGTGTCAAACAAATCTGTACATCTACGATCATCTCGGTAACAATGCTATGACTAACTTGCTTGCTCGGATGGAGTTCATGGCTACATCACTTAAGGTTGATGTCATTGTTCTTGATCATATTACAGCAGCAGCAGCTGGTCTTATGGGTGTTAACGATAAAGATATTGAGGGTGGTGGATCAGAACGTATCATCATAGATACACTGATGAAGGAACTACGATCAATGTCTGTTCGTACAGGTGTGCATGTTGACATTGTGTCACAACTTAAGAAGACTGATAAGGCATACGAAGAAGGTAGCCGTGTCACCTTACAGGATCTACGTGGGTCTGGTGCATTGTCCTCAGTACCTAACACAGTGATTGGTCTTGAGAGAGATCGACAGAATCCTGATGAACGTACATCTAATACAACCATTGTACGAGTACTGAAGAATCGACTGACTGGTCGGGCAGGCATTGCTACGGCATTGTACTATGACCGCAAGTCAGGTCGGCTACAGGAGATCGGCTTTGCTGTAGATGACACAGGCACGGTAGCCTTTAACCCAGTGGAAGGAATACAATGAAGACATGCATACTAGATATCGAAGGCAATGCCCTCAGTGAAGTCTATGTCGAGAAGAAGGGTACTGCTCTTAAGGAATGCACTAAGATATGGTGCGTAGCTACGAAGGACACTGATGCTGCAACTCCTAAACTATGGAAGCAGGATCAACTACAAGATCTGTTGGTATACCTATCAAAGTTTGATATCCTTGTTGGACACAACATCTATGGGTACGATCTACCTGTACTGATGCGTCTGCTTGGTCTCAATCATCCCCGCTGTATTGTTGATACTCTTGTGGTATCACGGCTTATGTTCCCTGATAGGAACGAGCATCCCTTTGGTGGCAACTCATTGGACAACTGGGGTACTCACCTCAAGTATCCTAAGACTGTTTACAAGGGTGGTTGGGCTGTGTACTCAGATGACATGGGCAAGTATTGTCTTAATGACGTACTGTTAGGTGAGAAGATATACAAGTATCAATTACCATTCATTATCACTAACAAGGGATTAGTTCGCTTTGAGCACAGTGTTACACGTGTCTGCCAACAACAAGTAGAGAATGGCTTTGGCTATGATCTTGTTGGTGGTGATGCATTGTATAGGTCTTTGTTGTTAGAGAAGCTTGATATCGAAGACAACATGCGTGTCATATTTCCCGACAAGATTCTTGGACGGGTATCTGAGAAGACAGGTAAACGTCTCAAGGATAAGATAGAAGTATTTAATCCTGGTTCTAGACTACAGATTGCATCTCGCCTCAACGAGAAGTATGGATGGGTAGCACCTGAGACAGAGAAGGGTAACCCCAAGGTAGACGAAGAGGTATTGTCAGAACTTAAGTTTGAGGAAGCAACTACTCTAGTCAAATACTTTGACATTACTAAGCTGATCAGTCAGATAGAAGATTGGAATCTACGTGCTGCCTACTCTAGGGATGGTCGTATTCATGGTGGTATCAACCCACAAGGTGCTGCTACAGGCAGGTGTACTCACAGTCAACCCAACATAGCTCAAGTCTCAAGTGAC